ACACCACCGGTCAGAGGGTCATACCCGAGCGCCGCCCATGCGACCACCTGAATCACCGTCGCATCATGCAACGCACCGCCGATTTGCGCATCCGTCGCCAACCCTGTTGAGGGGTCCGTCGTGTAGTACGCCTGCCGGGTTTCCCGCAACACCAACCGGGTCGCGGAACGAATCAGAGCAGTGGCGTTCGTTGGCGCAGCCGTACCTGTGTATGCGGCCACATCCGCGGCCGTACACAACGCAGCAGGGGTCACAAAATCGCCGTAAAACGCAGCCATGATGCTCCCTACTTGACGCCGAACATTTCGATGAGATCCGACTTTGTGAACGCTTCCGCATCATCCGGTGACAGCGGGTCGCCCGCGACCTGGGAGGCGTGCACAGCCCAGCCGACCCATTCCGCTTTCGACGCGTACGGGGCCGGTTGGAGACGTTCGGACTTCTCCTCGAAAGGGGTACCGTCCGCATTCACACGCTTCAGGTACCCCTTCAGGAGACGGTCCTCAATCGGTTCGGACAGGGGCAGCGACATTTCGAAAATGCCGCCGCCCTCGCCGAGGATATGAACCGTGTTGGGCATCAGACGCGACGACCGTCAATCGTGAACACGGTGGTCGTGACGACCGCCGCGCTGTCGATGAAGATCGAACCGTCCGGCTGCTGGAACCGTGAGGAATCCAGCGGGCCGATCCACGTCACACCCGTGGTGGCTGCCACGTTCGAGACGAGCGCACCCTGACCGGACGAAATCGCGGACGGCTGAGAACCAGCCGCAATGGTCACGGTTGTAGTAGCACCGGTCGCATTCGAGCAACGGATAAAGAACATCGCATTGCCGCCGATAGGACCGGCTGAGAGCGCGGAGGCGGGAATCACCTGACCGTTGGCGACAACATTCGCGGTTCCCGTAGGATCTACGACGCTGCCATTCGGCACGAGTGCCGTAGCTGTAAGAATTGCACGAGCCATGAGCTAGTCCAACCTTTCTTATGCAGTGACCGTGACAAGCGCACTTGCCAGCGAGTCGGGGCGGACATTCTTGGCACCGTAAAGGAACAGGCCCTTCACGGCATCGGAGAAGCCGGTCTGGGGCCGGTAGGCCTCAACCTGGCTGATCTGCTCCGCGTACGTGATCGCACGGTTGTTACCGCCGATCACCACAGAGTCGGAACCCGTCGTGGGCGTCTGGTTCGACAGCAGAATGTTGAACCCGGCAGCCTGACCTACGGAACCCGTCTGAAGTGCGGACGAGATGTTGTTCGCAGCGTTAGCCACAAACCGCGGGTCGCGCAGGAACAGCCCGTGAAGGTCGGGCGAGATCGCAACGGAACGGCCCTGAGCGGGAACGTTCGCCTGGTCAAGCTTCACCTTCAGCGGCACCAGAACGTTGTCATACGCCTGCGACGGAGTAGCCCGCGAGACGGTGACGGCACCGATCTGATTTGCTGTCTGGATCGACGTGTAGAAGGACGACAGGTACAGGTCGATGACGTTGGCTGCTGCGAAAGCTGCCTCATCCATTGCCTGCGGGATGACGTTGCCCTTGGCCTGGCGTGCATCCACATCATCAACGGCGAAGGCGAAGTACTTGGCCTGGTCCACAACGAGGGTTCGCTGCGAATCGGTGACCTGCTCCGGGGTGATGACAGTGCTGTTCGGCGTGTAGGTGCTGATGGTCGGGCGACCGATCGATGTGATGCGAACGGTATCGCCAGCCTGCGCGATCTCACCTTCGTAGTCACGGTTGGTGAACGCCATGTAGACGAGAGCCTGGCGGAGAGCTACGAGGAGCTGGGCCGACCAGATCTCTGGACGAAATTTCTGAATTGACACGATTGTGTCCTTTCCTGGTTAAGTGAGGAGGTGCTGCAACTTCCCGGCTTTCAGGGCCGTCACCTTCTCCTCGGGTGACATTTGCGCGAGCTGCGCTTCGGTGATTTGGCCTGTCTCCCCGGTCCCGCCGAGTTCAGTGCCGCTCGCTGCCGCCGCCAGGACTGCTTTGAGATTTGGGTTTGCCGCAACAGCGGCCGTGATCGCAGCCGTGACGGCTGCACCGTCCGCAGGGTCCAGCCCTGAAACGGAAGACATGAATGAGTTGGAATCGAGAAGACGGGACGGGTCAGCACCGGTCGCGGCGGCTGCCTTGAAGATGGCGAGCTCGCGGGCGGACCGGGTGGCCTTCGATTGCGCTTCCGTGAGAGACGCGGTCAGGGCGGCAGGGTCGAGTGACGCATCCGGCTTCAGCCCGAGGGCAACGGCGAGCTTGTCGGTGAGTTCCTTCTGGGCGTTGTCTGCCGCGGTCTTTGCTGCGGTTCGGTAGTCGCCGGCCTCTTTGCGCGTGTCGGTGATGATCTTCTGCGCCCAAGAGGGAAGGTCTTCGACCTTCTCGGCTGTCGCGGTGGCTACTGTCCCCGCGGAGGCATCAGTGGCACCGGTAGCCGTGGCACCGGTGTCTGAGCCCGTCGCGCCTGCGGCGTCTCCAGCGGCTCCCGCGTCACCTTCCACGAAACGGAGGCGAGGGGTAAGGGCGCTGTAGCGGTCGAGGTTGATGCGTTTGAACACGATGGTTCTCCTTGTGGACGCCAGGTCCAGTTGTGGTGATTACCCGCGCCAGGCGGGACTTCTGGGCACCAAAAAGGACCGCCACTGTGGACGGCCTTCCGGGTGAAGTTGTTAGAGGGTCAGTTGCTCGCGACGCGGGATGCGGACACGTCCGGTCTGGTCGATGAAGTCGCGCATGTTCGCCTGAGCGACCCGCAAACGGCCCTTCGCGGCCGTTTTCATCTCCCGGGTGAACGCACCATCAAGTTGACGCTGCGCGTCACGAATCGCGCGTTCCAGAGCACGCTGATGCTGGGATTCGTCGTATTTGCGTTGGTCGTCCGCATTCCATTCGTGCGGAGGCGGAACGACGGTGAAGCCGGGAATCATCGCAGAAATTACGTGCTTGCAGCGCGGATGCCAGAGGCCCGCTGCGGTGGCTTCCGCGATCGTGTGCTGAGCAATCTCATCAGGGATACCAGCAGTGAGTACAACCCCCTGCCATCCCGCGCAGAGCGGGCACGGGTGGCCGTCGTCTGAGACCACAAAATAGGTGATCCCACGGGCTTGCATCCGGTCCAGGCTGGCTACGTTATAGGCGCGCTGTGCGGCAGTCCGCACAGCCATGTCGACGTACGCGGTCAGCTCCCAGTTGCGACCTTTGGAGTCCACGAACCCGTCAATGCCGTTGCGCATCAACTTCACATACGCGTCATGCTGCGCCTGTGCCGGGGTGCGACCCATGACCTGATCCAGTGCGGCATCCGCAACAACTGCCCGGTAAACGTCATCTGCGAACCGTGTGATCCGGTAATTCAGACCGTTCAGTTTGCCTTCGAGGTCTTCCCGAATAGCTCGTGCAGCACGTTCCGCATGCGATTCGAACGAATCCCCGAACAGCGGTGCGGAAGGCTCCCGAGGAATGTCCCCACCGGCAGCAGACCCGCCGTGGGCCGCTTTCCCCACCACGGCCGCTACAAGTGCCGGAACCTGTGTCCCTAGCCTCCCTGTGGCGAGCTGGGCGGCTTTCCGCAACTGGAACTGCAACAGGTCGGACGCACCGTATTTTGCGATCAGGGCGGCGAATTTAAGAATCAGTGCGGACTGCATCGCTGTATACGCCGCGATGAGAATTGCGACCGCTGCGGTGAGAGTGACATCCTGCGACTCCGGCTGTTGAGAACCGTTATCAATAGTCATTGTCAGGTGATCGCGTTAGCGTTCTTCGAGCCGCCCGCAACCGGGACGACCTGCCCGGGCTTCGGAGGAGACGGAAGGTCAGCCGGGACAGATCCCGGATCGGTGATGACCTGCCCATATTCGGTGTTCAGCTTCACCACCTCCGCATCCCACATGTCGTCGTTCCAATCCGGGTGCAGAATGCGGACGATCTGGTCCTTGCTAGCGGCTTCCGCCGTGAACAGGGTTTGCACGGTCTGCGCCAACCTGAGCAGGGACTCCTGCACCGAATCGGGGAACTCGACCCACACGGGCGCATCCACGTTCGGGGTGCCGAAAATGACGCGATCGACAGCCAACAGTTTCGACAGAATGCGAGATAGATGCGGTGTTTGCGTCCTGATCAACCGACCGCGGGTGAGGAACGTCAACCGCTCCCGAGCTTCAACCTCCGTCGCCGTCGTCTCAATGGAGCGGGTCGAGTTCTTCTCCATCCCGAACGTTTGGGTGGAGAACCCCGTCATTTGCAGAATCTGCTCGATCAGCGTCGACGCCGTATCCGCATACCCTTGCGGGTTGAACACCGGCTGCAACACCTGCAATTTGTCCGACATTTTGACGTTCGGACCCTTGACCGGATCGTTCGCGCCGACATAGATTTCCTGATCCAGATCCGCGATGGCACCCTGCCCTGGCCCCGGATTTCCGAGCAGGGATTTGTCGTACCAAACACGGGCTTTCGCAGCCCTCCGCGCGCGCATCCAATCGGACATCGTTTCGGCCAACTGGTCCAGCAGATGCTCAACACCGTCAAGTGAGGAACGACCCAAATGACGCCCAACAATGTCGGTGCGCCATAGCCGGTTCGGTCCCTCGTTCGGCACATACTCCACACACAGGCCGGGAGTTTGCGAATCAATCTGCCCCGCCACGACGGAATTCTCGGTCAGCGTGAACAGGCCCATCGTTTCCGTGCGTGAGTTCAACGAAACGCGCACGCCGAGCTTGTCGGTTTCGCCCTCGTACAGGCCGTGCAGAATCACGCCGATACCGAGAGGGGTGAGCTCGTGTCGTTCCAGGTGACGCCACACCTTCGTGCCATCCTTCGCGACGACACTCCAAAATGTGACCGCGACGAGGCGACCCCACCGGAATTCGGGCAACGCTTGATCCGCATCCACCGCATCCAAGAAGGGACGATCGGGCACAACGGAGGTGTCCCATGCGACCCGCAGGAACGAACCACCCAACGCAGCACCGACCTCCGCAGACCGCGCGAGCATCGTGTACATGCCCTCATCGGCCAGCTGGTTCAGACGTTCCTGCGTCGCATTCGTGGTCTTCGCCGGAGCACCATTGCCGTCACCATCGGTATCAATCCGGACGGTGAATGTCGGCGGGTCCGCATACAGCAGGTTTGCGACCGCCTGACAGATCATCCCCCCCAAGGGGACCGGCATTTTCGTGTTCCGGTTCGGTCCGATCGGACGCTGACCGACGAAGAAGCGTTGCATGCGCTGCCCGATGGTCGGCTTGAAACCGCCCGTGTCGGATGCGAAGAACCCGGTCGAGTCCGCAGACACCCCCCCGCCGTACGCGGCCTGCAGTTTGGTGGAATCGTTCGAATACCAAGCTGACCACTGGTTCATGTGAGCAAAAATGCCCTGCATGTTCTCGGGCGGCCAGATCGCTTTCGCGTCAGAAAGAGGCAACGGCATTTGTGGTCCCTTTCAAAGCGTGGCACGTAGGTACATTTGAGGGTGCAGTGAGGTAGGCTAGAGGTATGAATCAGCGCGAGCACGACTACGACCGATACGTCACAGAAGAACAACCACACAGTTGGTCACGAGGACATAGCGCCGGATATCGCGGAGAACCCTTCGACGACGAAGGCGAACCCTCACCAATGGCATACGCAGAAGGATTCAAAATTGGGGCTGAGGAAAACCGAATCGACTTCCTCGCGCTGAAAGGGCGGTACGCGCTATGAGTCCGCGTATCCCGATGCGCTCCCGCAATATCCGCGTCCCAGACAAGTTGTGGGATGCCGCGCAGACCAAGGCCGACGAGCGGGGCGACAACCTCAGTGCGGAGATTCGTAAATTCTTGGAAAGGTACGTGAAACGCGCATGACCAAACGTCAGAAGTTGCGAGATGCTCTCACGATCGCGAAACGGGCACCCCTGCGGGTCAAAATTGTTCTCGTCCTGACCCTGCTGTACCTGGCGTCACCAATCGACCTGATACCCGACTTCATCCCTGTGCTTGGGCAGTTGGATGACATTCTGGTTGCGGGATTCACGATCGGATATGTGACGAAACATGTGCCCGAACTGGCCGAATACCTACCAACACGACAGAGGATTCAGCACACCCTGAAATTGAAAACGAGAACCAAATGAATGACGTGTCTGAGATTGACCGGTCGATTCGTTCGGCGATGAACCAAATCGAAGTCGCGAAAGAGAAATATCTTGAAGGATTCTTCGGGTCGATCGAAGTCGCTCAACATTATGCGGACAGGTTCACTCTTGTTGAATGGCCGATAGAATCCGACGGCGAGACCATACGGGTGAAATGGCAGTTGATGACCAACGAACAAGCCGACGCGCTCCCGAAACACATCTATCCACCCGAGGACTAACTACCAGCCTTCGCCGGACTCGGAACCCTTCGGATAACTGAACGCGTCACGGTGGAACGACACCGGACGCGCATTCACCGGCACTTTCACACCATGAGAGGTCTGCACAACCTCCGTGTCGGCCGGAACCAGCTGCGACTCCCCGAAACCGCCACCGTCACGCACAGCACCAGCCAGGCGGATAGATGAAATGGCTTGCATGAAGCTCATGGCCACATCGTCATGCCCCACACGATCCGGTACCGCGATACGGAGCGACCCACCGGGGAGCTGTTCGAACTCCAGACCGCGTAACTGCTTCAGGAGCTCGGGGTCTCGCGGCAGAACAAGACGCTTGGATTGGAGAAGACCTTTGATCATGCCGAAACCGGTCTGCTTCCGCTTCACATCCGTCACCACGGGGGCCACAGCCGAATAGAAGCCGGCCTCCGTCATCTTGTCGTCCAACATCGTCGTCGGATACTGGCCAACACCATTCGTCTCCGACGCAATGACTGGCAGATGGTACCGTTTCGCCGTCCCCACCACACGTTCAATGAACTGCGTGTACGGCCAGCGGTAGTGATATTCGAACCACGGGATGAACAACACCAGCTTCTCGCCCAACAGCTCCCGATTCAGGCCGTAATCCTCCAGAACCGACACCAGCGTGAGCGCATTCGCATCGTGCGCGTAACCCCAGTCCACCCCGCCAGCAGCAGCGAACCTCTGATCCCGCCACCACTCCAAATCCTCCGGCGCACACACCTGATAGTCGGCGACAGCACCCATCAACTCCGACTCGGAGAAAAACGCGCCCGAATCGTCGGTGAACTCCCCCAACACTTCACGGCGGAACCACTCCGCAGGACGAGTCGCACGCCACCGCTCAAGAAGTTCCTTATCCGCAAGAGGTGAGTCGAACGTGGACCACGAAAACGACTCCACATGATCCCCGGGGGCATCGTTGCCCTCGTTCCACAGCTTCCGAAACCAATGCTCGTTCGACCCCCACGGACTGGAAGTCATGATCACCCGGGAACCGGGCCGCGCCAAAATTGCGGGTTCCGCAGCTTCCCAAATGTCGTTATCGACAAACGCCGCCTCGTCAACAATCAGCAGATCGACCGGCCACCCACGAATCTGCCTGATCGACGCCGGAACCGACCGAATCGTGGAACCATTCGTCAGAGTCAGCAGCGACTTGCCATCATCAACAATCGACCCCGACAACAACTCCGAACGCGACGCCAACGCCACACAATCCGCCAGCAAACGCTTCGCAGCATCATCCCCAGCCGACACCACCAACACCAGCACATTCGCTCGCGTAGACGCCACCTGCAACGCAATCTTCGCCAGAGTGGTCGACTTACCAACCTGCCGACCAGCCTTCACAACCCTGTAACGAGCCTTCGACCGCGCAAACCGCAACTGGTAATCCCACATCGGCTCACCCAGAACATGATCCGCAAACGCCCCAGCATCATCACGCAGCGTCTGCAGGTCCACAGCAAACCTCCACGCGAAGCGTTCAAATTATCAAGCAACCCGCAATCGGAGCGACCCGCCCAAGACCAAATGCGAATATCGCGGATCGGCCGCATCCCAACTGGTAACGACCGGAGGGAGTCCGCGCAAATTTCTGAATTCGGCCCACTCGGTCAAAGTCAGGTCACGCTTATTCGCATTGCATGACCCGCAGGACGGAAGCAAATTCGTTGTGCTGTTCGACCCACCATTGCTCAACGCGATCACGTGTTCCGCCTGAATCTCGTCCAGCGGAGTCGCCATGCCGCAATACGCGCAACACCCGTCGAACTTCCGCCACAATTTCGTGACATCCATCCAGGTATATGAACCGGTCGCACCATGTTTCGTGGCCCAGCGTCGCGCATACCGAGCTCGCATCTTGTGATCGTGAGAACAAAAACGCTGCGCAGCTTTGGCAGATTCGAAACCGTCGCCACACCAGTCGCACGTCGTTGACAAGATCAGACCGGGCGCCTTCACCGCTACACGATGCCGAACCGGAACAAACCACGGCCCATAATCGGCATACCGGCGACACAGAGTCGAACAGAACGCACGCCGTCGCGGCTGCTTCCGAAACACCACAGCGCCGCACCCCGAGCAGGACAACCTGCGACCCAAAGACGGGACAGAAACGCGAGCCACCGCATGAACACCCTTATGGGCCACGCAACGGGAAGCAAAACGTTCAATCCCGCCATACACCACAACAGGTGTCAGTACGTCACAACCAGGCCAAGAACAAATAGGCTGAACCACAGCCCTCCGATCGCTCAAACGAATTGGTGGGTCAGGCCCTCAAGAGTGTTCTAATCACTCCTTGGGGGCCGCTTCAATTCTACCGAACACACGTTCGAAACACCGGGTCAAACCGAGTTTCAGAAAACATTTTGCAAAAAAATCTGGGACCCAACCCCGAACCGAAAATGCCGTTTTCAACGCATAGCGGAGAGGGTGTGCGCGTGCCGGGTGACCGGGATTCACCCCTCCCCGGGGGGTGGTGCCGTGTCGCGCTTGGACAGCAGTGTCGCGAGATCCACGCGTGTGCTCGCCACGTCCTTGCCCAGGCGTGCTGCACTGAGCGGGTCGAGGCCGAGGCGTGCAGCGTACGTCTGTGCTGTGCTCATCCACTTACGTAGCAGCTCCAGCGGGCTCGTCTGCCCCTTGCCGCTGTAGGTGGATGTCTCCATGCTCATCTTGTCTACCCACTCGCTGAGTAGCTGTACGCGGGCCTGTGCTGTGGCCCACTGCCAGAGGCCGGCAGCGAAGCGTGGCTGGTCGAGGTAGCTGAGGGTGGGGTCTGCTGCGAGCTCGGTGATGTACTGCCTGGCGATGGGGTCTGTGCGGGCTGCGGAGAAGGCACCGTGTGTGACGGCCAACTGGTTGCCGGGTTGGAATGGTGGCCGTTGGCCGTCGAACTCGGGTGTCCAGGGTGTGCCGTCAGGGTTCACTATGTCGGTGGACACGGTGCCTCCTGTAAACTGGGGGTATGGACGACGTTCTGGCACCGGTTATCCACAGGATCTGAGTGCACGTCGCAGGGGCGAAGCATCACCGAAAATCACGCCGATAACTCGCCTTATGTCAAGTACGCGAATGTTACCGGTCACACGTGACTATCGCTCATCCGCTTCTTGTGGTCGAAGCGTCTAGTTATCCACAGGCTGAATGCCACTACTTGAGAACGGTTCTCACGAGATATTCGCGGGGTTATCGACAATCGTTCTCATCGCACGGACGCGCCGACCACGACTCGGTTAGTGCATGTGTTGCCGTTGAATTGCTGCGGTCCAGTTGGAGTGTGTCAGGTATGCGTCGAAGGCGTCTCGTTGTGCCTTGTCGTAGTTGTGTCGCCACCCCTCAGCGACAATGCGCAGGCCGAGGGGGTCCTTGTGTATGAGTGTCCATACGCACAAGAGGGACCAGCCGACGTTGACCTGGACGTGAATTTCGTAGCCGTCACGATTGAGCAGCAGGATGGGGGGTTCTACCTTGGCTCTCATCGTCTGCCACCGATGTCTGGGAAGTTTCCGTCAAGTGGCGGGTAGTATTCGCTCTCAACCCGTGTGGTTGGTCGTTGGTAGATGGGTTCGCACATGATGCGGCCACCCGGCTGGATAACCTGCTGGTGCCCGATGATGGTGGGTAGTGGTGAGTGCCCTGTGACGGCTCCGCCTATCGGGTTCACGCTGGTGTCTCGGATCGTTGGCCGCTGGCTCATCAGTCGCGTCCGATGTTGATGGGGGTTCGAACGAATACGATGGGCAGTTCACCTGATGGGAGCTTGCCCGCTGTGCGTTGGGCATGTTCTTCGGAGGTTTCGTCCCAGATGTACTCGTGACGCTCAGTGTCTGTGACTGGGATGAGTTCGCCTGCGCATTCGTAGCAGGAGTTGTATTCGAGGTGGCCTGCGGCTATCAGGTCGTCGGTGAGCTTCCGCCAGGCTTTGACTGCCTTGGTGCGTGCCTTCAGTTCAGCCTGCGTGTGCGGGGTTGTCTCAACGTGGCCTTTGCGCCTGAGTTCTGAAGGACCATAGACGAGGTCTGTCATGCGCTTGGTGCTGGCTCGCAACTCGGCTAGGAGTGGGTCCGCCCACACGTTGGGCACGAAGGTCTTGGCGCTCATGGCGTGATCGTTTCGGGCGCGGTGTAGTAGATGATTCGGTACCGGTGGAGGTAGACAACGCCGGGGTCGTTGGCTACGCCTGTTTTCGTGAGGAGGCTACGGCGCTCAGCATCGAACACTGCGCGTTGCGCTGGTGTTCTGAGTTGTGTGAACGTGCTTCCGTCGTCCCATTCGATTCTGCCGTCTGGGTAACGCACGCCGAACTGTTCTGCTTTGACTTTGTCGATTTTCTTGCTCATCGGGTTCTCCTTCTGGGTGGAGTTGGTGTCTAGTCGCTTGATGTCAAGGGACTAGACTGTATAGGTGCTAGACAAGACTGATATTGAATACCTGGCGGAGCGGCGCGACATCCTGGTGCAGATGGATGAGGTCAAGCGAGAGCGTGACGACCATGTGCGGAAGCTGCTCGCTGACGGCGTGAAGGTCGAGGATCTGGTCGAGGTCACCGGTCTTACACGAGCCCGCATCTACCAGATCAAGAAGGTCACCCGATGAGTTGGGATTTGCACCCGTGGTCTGCGTGTGACGACTGGAATGCCGGTTATCAGCCTGGGGAACGTGACGAGGAAGACTAGACCGCGTTCCTGCCGAGCTCTTTGATCAGGTCTTCGTCGTACCCGGCGTATTCACTGTCAGGCCCGAACCACGCGGCAAGTTTCGCTTGCAGGGCGTCGGCGTTCTCTTGGCCGATTCTGTTGCGGATGGTGTCAGCGTCGTCAGGCATCAGCACTGGCCTTGTCTTCGACCTCACGTTCGGCAAGCCATGATCCTGGAAGATACGGCTTGATGTGCGGTTCACGGTAGCCGTGGCGAACGTGTGTTCCTGCCTCGCGTACATCGATCGGGTATCCGCATGCAGGGCACGGGATGATGTGCGGCCCGGTCAGGATTCGTTCGCGCAGCGAGCCTACGAAAGCTAGCTTCTCTTTATCGCCCCCGCGTGCAGGACTGGTGAGGATGAACTGGCGGATTTCTTGCATCAGTTCCGCGTCTTGCATCAGTGTGCCTCCGTTGGCATTGATGGGCCGGAATAGTCGGGCTCTGCGAATTCGCGGCCGTCCATACTGTGATGGGTGAGTAACCAGCCGTACGAACCGTCTTCGCGCTCGCATGCTTCGACGGTGGGGCCGCAGATGCAGTCCTCCGAGTCGGTGTCGTGCTCGATTAGATCCTTGGTGGGGTAGACGTGAACGTTGTTGCTGTTAGGCATCGTCAGTCATGGGGTATCTCGGGGCAGCGGAAGTCTTCGGGTGCGATCGGCCCTGTCTCAGCACCACAGGTAGGGCATTGGGTTATGCGTCCGTCGATCATCGTTGACCTCTCATGTACCCCGGAATCCGGCCGGTTTCGGTGTAGGCCCGTTTTTCGGGAGCCTTTTGTTCCCCATTTGCGTTGAATATGTCGGCTTAGCGGGCTCGCACCGCATCTCCGAGACCATTCCCGGTGTTCTGAATCCCGCAGAAACTCGGCACCCTACCTGTGCGCACAGTGGGATCAGATATGCGTTCATGCACTTGTTGAACTAGCAGCCGTTAGGTGTGTCCGGTCGGACGGCCGACCGGACACTATGACGCTGGGATCTAGGCCAACGTATTTGTCCTCGGTAGCGATTCCGAAGCTCGAGGTGTGCGTTGGCTAGTCGCACCCCTAGTGCCCTATATTGTCACGCTGTTTGGGACTGGCAGCGGCCGAAGCTTTAGAGCGGTGCGTCATGTTCTTGGTACGTCCCCGCCTCGCACACTTCGCAGGGGACAACGCAAGCACCTGTTTCTCAGCGCGTGCATCGAAGCTTGGTGTGGCACCGTAGACCCCCGAATTGGATCTACGGTGCCGTGTCAACCGGATGAGACCTTATTGGGTGCTCTACCGGGACAGGGGTTCGACGCTTCCTCGCGCTGCGGAACCAGTTGTTGCTCAGCGGGGCGTCGAAGTCGTTAACGACGAAAACCCCGGCTACTAGGCCAGGGCTTGTCGGTGGCGCAACACACCACCATCGCTAGCGATTCTGACATCCGTGACACACTAAGTCAAGTCACCGCGCCGGAACAACATTCGATGTCGAAAAGTACCGACTTACCTGATAAAGCCGGTCAAACGCACTGTGACAACTTCTGCATCGCGGTCTGTAGCACTCCGGCTTCATGCTGTAGAGAAGCCCACGTTTGTCATCGAATAATTCATCCGGATCTGAATGACCATACGACCACTCGCTCGCACGGCTACCGCACCCGACGCATCGATATTTTGATGCTTGCCCCTTTGCCTTTTTGACGTTCTCATGTGCAGTCTCGTAACTCCGTCCAGGCTCTCTAAGCGGGGCGAATCCATCCGGACTGCCATACCGCTTCACGCGGGTGTAATGCTTTTTACACATACCAAGGCAGTATGAAGCATTGTCGCAATCATTGATCGAACACTTTTT